GATGGGGAACTGGTTGAGATGGCCGCCCGCCAACGCAAGCGCCAGCAAGGCACCGCGCAGTCGCTGAAGGATCTGCGCCAGCTAGCGCAGCAACGCGGCTATAAGCGCGGCTGGGCTGAGAGGGTGTATCAAGCCAGACTGGCTAAGAGGCATGGGCTGTGAGTGACCGAGCAACAGATCCAGCAGCACATCCGCCTTGCCCTTAGCCGCGGCCCGGTGCGCCTGTACCGCAACAACACCGGCACATTGCGGGACCAGCATGGCCGCCCGGTGCAGTTTGGCCTGGCGGTTGGCAGCGCTGACCTGATCGGCTGGACCACGCGCACGATCACGCCGGACATGGTGGGCCAGCATGTGGCGGTGTTCACCAGCATCGAGGTGAAGACCCCAACCGGCCGACTGCGCCCGGAGCAGCGGCAATGGCTGGAGGCGGTGCAGGCAGCAGGCGGCATTGCCGGCGTCGCGCGCAGCGTTGAGGATGCGGCACGGTTGACAGGGGATGCATAGGGTGTATGATGGTTGCACGGGGCGAGAGTCCCGCCTTCATTGCGACCCCAACCATGGAACCAATCTTTTACCTACTGCTGCCTCTGCTGCTGGTGGTGGCTGTCATCCTGTGGCTCACCGAGAGCCGTGAGCAGCGCATCCGCCGCTGGCACAAGCAAGGCATGAGCCAGCGGTGTATTGCTGATCGTCTGTGCTGCAGCCGTTACGCCGTCCGCAAGGTGCTGGCATGAGCAACGCCATCTGCTTCCTGATCGCCGCGGCCACTGTTGCATTCATTGGCATTCACGCCGCCGACATTCCACCCGCCACTCATTCCGGCACGCAGTCCTACATCCGCAAATGACTTCCTCTGACTCTTACTGGACGCTGCAAGCCGCCATCGCATACGGCGGTGGTTTCATGCGGCGCCTTGCTGATGCTGGGCTCCACGCTGACCCCAGCAACCGCCAGCGCCTGCTGCTGGCATTCCCGGAGCTGCAGCAGTGCTACGGCCCGCAGACGTTCCTCCACCGCCAGGCGCGAGGTAACGCGTGATCAGCAACGCCGAATACCATGCTGACCCGGCGATCAGCGCCAGCCACCTGCACGCAGTTGCCGCCAGCCCCTATCACTACTGGAAGCGGTTCATTGATCCGAACCGCCCGGTGGTGCCGCCTACTGCAGCCATGCGCCTTGGCACCCTTGTGCATTGCGCAGTGCTGGAGCCTGACGAGTTGAGCGCGCGCTACGGCATTGCGCCCGATCGCCGCACCAAGGAAGGCAAGGCTGCTGCGGCTGAGATGGAGGCCGCCGGTATCGAGCCGGTGTCAGCGGCCGACATGGAGCAGGCCATGGCCATGAGCGCCAGCGTGCGCAGCCATCCTGATGCCGCGGCCCTGCTCAAGACCGGCAAGGCTGAGCAGTCCTTCTGGTGGGATGACACGATCAGCGGTCTGCGCTGCAAGTGCCGCCCGGACTGGATGACCGCTGACACGCTGGTAGATCTCAAGACCACCACCGATGCCAGCCCTGCCGGCTTTGCCAGGTCGGTGGCGCACTGGCGGTACCACGTGCAGGCCGATCACTATCAGGCCGGCACCTATGCGCGGCGGTTTGTGTTCATCGCAGTCGAGAAGACCTATCCCTTTGCGGTTGGTGTTTACGAACTGGACAACGACGCCATGGATCATGCCATCGTGCTGCGGCGGCAGAACCTAGACACCATCGCCGACTGCCGTGCGATCAGCGAATGGCCCGGCTACAGCACGCAGACCATCAGCCTGCCGCGGTGGGCACTGCAGACCTCTGACACCATTACATCCGATGACTTCTAGCTCCCTTGCGCTCTGGACACCAGAGCAGACGCAGCTGATCGCTACCACCATCGCGCCAGGCTGCAGCAGCGATGAGCTGCGCCTGTTCGCCTACGCCTGCCAGCGGACTGGCCTGGATCCGTTCTCGAAGCAGATCTACGCCATCAAGCGCGGCGGCAAGATGACCATTCAGGCCGGCATTGACGGCTTGCGCGCCATTGCTGAGCGCACCGGCGAGCTGGACGGCAGCCATACGGAATGGTGCGGTGATGATGGCCAGTGGTCGGACGTGTGGATCAGCGCCAAGCCACCGGCAGCCGCTAAGACCACGATCTGGCGCAAGGGCTCATCGCATCCATTCACCGGCGTGGCACGCTTCGCGGATTACAACGCCGGCCAGGGCCTGTGGAGCAAGATGCCAGCCGCGATGATTGCCAAGTGCTCTGAAGCGCTGGCACTGCGCAAGGCATTCCCCGCCAACCTCAGCGGCGTCTACAGCACCGATGAGATGGAGCAGCAGGCGATCGAGCCGGTGACAGTGGCGGCAGTGCCGGCGCCTGCCGGTGATACCAAGCTGTTCTCTGCTGGCAAGTCTGCCATTGCCAAGGCCAAGACCATGGACGACCTAGCCAAGGTGACCACACGCATGGAGGCCCGCAAGGGTGACCTTAGCGATGAGCAGAATGAGCAGCTGATGCAGCTGGCACTCAGCCGCGAGGCTGAGCTGACCGTACCAGCTGACTTAGGCGCATTTGATGATGACTGAGCCGTACCTGACCACTGAGCAACTAGCCGCCCGATGGGGCGTCAAGCCGAGCACGATTAAAGGCCAGCGCGCGCGCGGTTCGGGACCACGCTATGTGACCCTCCCGCGCCTGGCTACGCCAGCCGGCACGCCGCGGGTGCAGTATCCGCTGGCTGACGTGCTGGCCTTTGAAGAATCCAACTCCATCACACCAATCAACCCATGAGTCTCTACGCATCCGGCATCGTCCGCATCATCAGCGAGCCACAGCTGAAAGCATTTGAAAGCGGCACTATGGTTTGCAACTTCGGCGGTGGCATTCAGGAAGGCAAAGACAAAAACGGCGAATACATCAACAATGCGATTGATGTTGAAGCATGGGGCAAGACCGCTGAGATCATCGTGGACAAGCTGAAGAAAGGTGATTCGATTTTTGTATCTGGCAACCTGCGGATGCAGGAATGGCAGGACAAAGACACTGGCACCAAACGCCGCAAGCACGTATTGAGCGTGCAACGGTTTGAGTTCCTGCCGCGCGTCAAGGTCGAAGAGGATGTGTTCTGATGTACATAGCCGCCGAGCTGGAGGCACAGTGAAACTCGAAATCAAGCTCACCGACGAGCGCTACAGCCAAAGATCCATTGACGAACCCGGCGAGATGACCACCACCTGGAAGGCCGACATGGATGACTGCTCAGTTCATGCTTGGTTCAAGGTCTTTGAAAGCGTCCTTGGAGCCGCTGGCATGACCGAAAAGCTCATCATGCGGGGCGCCTGCCAGCTTGCCTTCAATGAATACCGCGCAATCGAGGACATGGTGAAGCTAAGTAAGGATTACGACTTGGATTTTGCTAATGAGCGGGAGTCTGGCAATGACTGACCAAGAGCTGCTGGCACTGATGCCCGAGACCATGCGAGATGAGTTCAGCTATGCGGCCAGGGTTTGCAGCGATGCGACTGGCGGTCAAGTCAAGCCCGGCATCTTCCGCGTGGCGCTTAATACCGCTGCACTGGAGTATGCCCGTGCTGTGCTAAGCGCTGCTGACGCCAAGCCAACTTCTTTGGAGGCCACGCTGCAGCCTCAGGACAAACTCGACCGGCTGATCGCACAGGATCGCGATGCCGCCCTGACCGAACTCCACGCCGCCAGTGCTGAGGCTAGGCCTGCTGGGGGGTCGGTGGAGAGGGTAGAGACCCGTGCCGGTGGCGATGGCCGCGCCGCGATCCGCGAGGTGGCCAAATGGTTGCGCACCGGCCGCCTACTGCACGCCGCTGAGCTGCTTGAGCGGGAGGCTGAGCGATGACTGACTACATCGTGCCACCGCCGGAGCTGGTGCAGCAGTGGGTGGCCGAATTTTACGGCACACCCATAGTGCCAGGTGAGGCTTGCACTGACCTTGCCGCTCGCGCCGCCCAATGGGGCGCAGACCAGGAGCTGGAGGCGTGTTGTGAATGGATTGTTAATGGCAGGGATCATGAACTTAGCGCTGCCTACAGCAGGACTATTTCTGCTAATCTCCGCGCCGCCCGCCGCCCCAAACCGCCGAGCTTGAAGGAGGAGGCGCTGGCTGAACTAGCTGAATGGGAGAACGTTATGGACATTGCATCCGATAGCCCCATCCGCCGCGCACTGGAGGCGCTACCTGAATGACTGAACCTCTCTCCTTCGCTGCTCAGGCGGTGTTGGATGCAGCTTTCTCTGCCTATTGGTCTGCCGAACAGGAGGCCCCCAACGACGAAGGGATGATTGCCGCCGCCGCCCTGCGAGCTGCTGCGGATCAGGTGGTGCCGCTTCACATCTGTGGCACTAACGCGACCCGTGCTCAAACCCGCCTTGGAATACGCCACAAACTGCTCGCCATCGCCGCCGAGCTGGAGGCCGAGCGATGAGCTGGTTCCCGATTTTTGGCGCTGGCTTTTTGGCTGGTTGGTGGATGTGCGCTGCTACTTGGCCCCGCAACCGTGACCCCGACTGGCGCCGCAGCTTCAACCACGAGAACACCAACCGGCCCCAGGGAGATCCGCCACTGAGGTTTCGGCGCAGCACAAGCGGCTACCAACCGCGCCCTCAGCAGGACACACCCAACCCACCGCCTTCTGAACTATGACCAACCGCTCTGAAGTTATCGCCACCGAGCTGGAGGGTGGTAATGACTGATTACCAATCTACGGTACTTTTTGCTGTCTTGATTCTTTTCATTGTTGCTTGGTACTTCAAATGACTGACTTTCGTGCGCTGTGCGCTGAACTGGCCGACTGGATCCACGAAGAAACCCGCACATCCTCAGGCATTCCGCATCCGTTGGTGGCTCAAGCCCGCGCCGCCCTGGCCCAGCCCGAGCCGCAGGGGCCGACGGATGCGGAGTTGATAACGATGTGGGCGACAACTCGCTACATCGACCAGCCAGAAGGTGGGCTGGCCTACGGCCGCGCCGTCCTTGCCCGCTGGGGCCGCCCCACCATCGAGCCGGTGCCGGTGAGCGAGCGGTTACCGGGGCCGGAGGATTGCGATTCGGAGGGGAGGTGCTGGTGGCTAGACCGACCCAGTAAAAACGGCCCGGCAGCCTGGATACTCCGGCGTCCAGACGACGGGCTGCTGATCCCGTTCCTTGCCTGGCTCCCCCACTGGGCGCTGCCGGTGCCTGGGGTGGAGGGTGAGCCGTGAAACGCGACGCCTTGCGGCTCAGTCAGCACCAGTTCATTGAAACTAGCCGTGATCACAACGGCCGGTACTTCATTGCCTACTCCAGCGGCGCCAGCGTGTTTGTGCGCGACATTGCTGACCTTCGTCGATTCCTCAAGCTGCCGAAGGGCTTGCGCATGCGAGAATCGCTTGAATCATGGCTTTGCAGCTTGAGCGATCAAGATGCCTCTCAGCAACCTGAACCATGAGCACTGACTCAATGAAGGACTACCTCGCAGAGATCGGCAGGTATCCCCTGCTGACCGGCGAGCAGGAGATCCAGCTATCCCGCCAGGTGCGGCGCATGATTGAGCTGCAAGCCATGCAAGGCGAGCGCACAAAAGCTGAACTGCGCGAGATCAAGCGCGGCCAGCGCGCACGCGACACGATCATGAATTGCAACCTACGGCTAGTTGTTCACATTGCCAAGCGGTATGCAACTCGGCTCAAGTGCAATGGCCTTGAGATGATGGACATTATTCAAGAAGGCGCCATCGGGCTGCATCGTGCAGCCGAGCTATTTGATGGCAGCAAAGGCTACAAGTTCAGCACCTATGCCTACTGGTGGATTCGCCAGGCGATCACTCGCGCGATTGATACGAAGGAACGAATCATTCGAGTGCCGCAGCACCTGTTGGATAAGATCTACCGCGCAACTAAGCTGCAGCGCGAATATCTACAAGAGCATGGCCGACCGATTTCAATGGTGGCTCTGGCAGAGGAGATGGAAATGACTGTAGATGAACTGCAGATGATCTTGCAGCGCAATACGCCGCATAGCAGCCTTGATCAAATGGTCGGTGACAATGGCTCGCCATTGATTGATTTGATCGCATCAGAAGATCCCGAAATTGGCGATGAGTTGTCGCCAGTGTATGCGGAGCAGCTGAAGCTGGCTTTTTTTCGTCTAGGAGAACGGGATAGGTATGTTGTATCTGCCTATCATGGATTGAACGGCCCGCAGCAATCGCAGCGGGAGATTGGCGAGACGCTTGGCATTTCGCGCAGTGCCGTCGGCCAGCGCCGAGAAAATGCCGTGCGCCGCTTGCGGCTGATGATGCGAGCCAGTTAGGAATTGCTCCATCTCGATCTTGGCAATGTGCCCTACAGCTTGCTGCATCAGCTTGTTCTGGTAGGCATATTGCCTGATCAATGATGAGCATAACTGCCGCACTTCATCAGCGCTGTGATGGTTTAACGCGCTGCGAGATTGCGATTCGATGCGCAGTTCTTCCTCGATAGTCCATTCAACTACCATCCAGTCACCCCATGTCATGGTGCTATATCTTCAGTCCATGCTTCAATCTTAGATTGCCGCTCATCTGTCCATGATGACTGCAGCTTAAACCACTGCCGCCAGTCTTCGCTGCCTTTGCTACGGTTGCATTCGCGGCAGGCTGGCACGAGGTTGCTGGCGACGGTATTGCCGCCCTTGTGGCGCGGCTTGACGTGATCCAAGGTGTCGGCTGCAGCGTCGCAGTAGGCGCAGCAGTGTTGCCATGCCTCAAAGATCTGCTGCCTGAATCGTTGCTTTGCGGAGCGCTTGGGAACGAGGGATGTGCCATCAATCTGATGATCCACGCAACTCCGGGATTGGTAGGACGTTGACCGAAAGGCCCAGGATGTGATCGTTGGATGGTGCCAATTCTGTTAGGCGAGAAACGAAATCATCGCTAACAGTTTCAGGATCGTCGTCTTCGCTTTCGACGACGATCGTGTACTCAACCTCTAGGACGTACTGCCTCATACAGTTGGAGTGCAGGTGATTTCAACGCCTCCGCGATTGCGGGGACGCAGTGTGAGCCAGATTCCACCAAGTGACTTTGGCATGACGATGCGCTCCACTGCCCAGCCGCCGGTTCCTCCGAACTCCTGTTTGTATGTGCCGCATTGAACGTGCCAGCGCTGCTCCACCCATGCGCGGCCATTCTGATCGACGCGGTAGCAGGAGTGTGCGACGACGCTGCGCTCATGGTTGTGGCCATTGACTAAGACATCAGCGTCTGGAGCGATTGAGGCATAACGGCCACCGCCCATGGTGCCCTTAGTAATGATGCCGCCCCATGCGCCGTGATGGAAGAACAACATGCAGCGCCTGGTCTTGCTGTTGCCGTCCTGCGTAAAGCTGAACCTGATCCAGCCTTGATAACCCATGTGCTCGATGCTGCTGCCGTCGTTGCGCATCAACCGCACAACATTCTCCAATGGGTCGATCTCCTGATTGTTGCTTACGGCAGTTTCGTGGTTGCCATCGCCTGCCATAAGGATGATGTCTTGCCATGGCTTGAAAAACTCGGCCGCCTCACTGAATACAAGGTCGAAATAGTTGCCGCCTAAGTGTTCAGGGCGAATGTCACCTTTGCTGGCTCGGCGGTCCTTCTTACCTTGCATCAAGCAGAGCACATCTCCGAACATAAGAACGTGGCCATTCTGCGCGCGGCACTCGTCGAGATGCTTGGCCAGCAGCTTGCGGTCACACTTAGGGTTGTCTAAGTGGATGTCACTAAGTAGCAGGAATGTCGCTGTTTCGGTAAAGGTTGTGTAGGGGATGCGCAGCTCTAGAAGCTCTGGCGTCTTGCGAATAGAGGTGATGTTCACAAGACGGGGCTCCGTGTGTACTTAGCCTAAGGGGCGTGGCTTACAAGCATTGCCCAGCCGGTGCCGGGGCCATCCACTTCCCAGCGGCGCAACCAGTTCTTGCGGCTGTAGGCGATTCCAGCGCCTTTGGTGTGGTTGACGTAGCCGCCGTTCACCATGTCGGCCTCGCCGTTCGGATCATTGTGGATGTAGGCGCCGCTGGTAGAGCCGATAATTACGGACCAGTGGCCGCCGCCGGTAGGCGCACCGACAGGCCCCTTGTGCAGCCACCCGACCATCACTGGGCGCCCCGCCTCAAGCTCAGTGTCGATCACGGCAGGGCTGCAGTTCGTGCGCAGCCGCGCGTTGAGCCCTAAGGATTGCAGCGCCTTGATCTGCGCCTGCGCGTCGGTGGTGTCGCCGTACTTGGCGCGGATCTTGTTGTAGGCATCGTCGCCGCTCACCTTGCCGTAGAACTTGGCCACCATGGCAGCGCTGCTGCTGAAGCATTCGCGGTAACCTGTGCCGCTGGCGTTGTCGTTCTGCGCCTCGTAAGGGACGCGCAGCAGGATGCCCTGCTGTTGCAGTTGTGGGGTGCCTTTTTGCCACAGCGCCCCTTCGGCCTTGCGTCGGCGCAGTAGGCCGGCTTCGACGTTCGTGCCAGGGTTGCGGTAGAGCAGCAGTGCCGCTGGCACGGCGGCCACATCCTTATCGCGCAGCGCTGCGCTGATGGTGTCGAAGCCGGGCTTGCCGTAAAAGTCGGCGCCTAAGTTGTAAGCGAAACTTACAAGTGCGCATCGCTGCGAATCGTTCAGCGTGGCCCAGCTGGGCACGGTGGAGCGGAGGCGTTCTGCGATGCGGTCCACATCAAGGCGGAGCAGCATGTCGGCTTCGATGACGTTGATCTTATCGCCGCGCTGCACGGCACTGCCATCCGGGAATCGCGTGGTGCCGTAACCGATCGTCCACGGGTCGCCGCCACTTAGCGGATCGGGGTAGGCGCTTAGGTGGCAGCCTTCAAATTCCTTGATCAGCTCAATCGCTGCGGCCAGGTCGGTCTGCTTGCCTGGGACGCTCCAGGTCTTGAACCAATTCTGATCACGGCTTAGGAGTTGGGGAGCGCGTTTGTTTATTGCTGCTTCCAACTCACTTACGGCAGCCATTTGATGCGGCAGGCCCCGATAGAACTTAAACAGATCGCTTAGGCGCAGTGGGCCGGAAGTCATGGGCGGTGCATGTGTTGGGGCATAGGCTGCCGGTGAGCAAAGGCCCCTTTGATTTCGGTCCAGATGATGGGGCTGAGCATCGCGGCAACGATGGCGAGGATTATTACCTGCGCCATTCTGTTTTCAAGCTTGCCAACACGAACGCCCAGGCTGCTGCGCTCGCCTTTGTCGGCGATGGCGGCGTCGAGCAGCTGCTTGAGCTGACCCTCCAGAACGCCGATGGCGCGGAGGATCTCGCCGTGCGATGGCTCGCCCATTGGATCAGCGCTGTGTGGACGCGATGCCTTTGAGGATGCCGAGGATCAACTGAACCCATCCATTGGCGCGGATGCCGGGGATGAGGCTGAGCATTTCAGAGCCAGCCAGCAGCGAGATTGCGATGCCAGCGATCTGTTCAGGGGTGATTGACATGGCGAATGTAAATCGCATAGACAGCCTAGCTGCCTGATGCTGCGCCACCTGCCAGCGTGATTGTGACGGTAGACGTCAGGCCGGCAGAAGCTGCAGCAACCACAGCAGGCACGCTGATCAGCGCCAGTTGCACGTTGACATAGCCGCCGGTCAAGTGGTCTTCCTGTGGCTGCGAGGCGTAACGCCAGTGCGTAGAGGTTGGCACCAGATCGGTGAAGCTGGTATGCCCGGCCCATGCTTTGGTGCTGAGCGGAAACGCGATGTAGCCGCCTTGTTGCTCGCGGTAGTGATCGCGCAGCAGCTTGGCCTGCGCTTGCGTGAGCGCGGCAAAGCCCAGCTCAAGGTTGTGGCTGTAGGCGGTGGTGCCATGCCGGAAACGGATGCTGCCACCACCGAAGCCGCGTTCCTCGCTGACAGGGAACACGCCCATGCTGTAGCGGCGCGTGGCCGGCTCCAGTGCCGGGAAGGTGGCCATCAGTTCGCCAGCGTGATGGTGCTGCTGCCCAGGCTGAACGTCGATGCGGTGCTACTTACATCCGAAACGAAGTCGATGTAACAGACCAGTTCATCGGCACTGCTGGCGCCGCCGCGTGATTTGTAGATCACGGCGCCGCGTGCAGTGATGGTGCTGCTGGCCCATGTCACAGCGGCAAAGCCAAGAGTGACGCGATCATTGGCGGTGGACTTGGTAACTGTGCAGGCGCTGGTGACGCCGCCAGCGGTGTAGCCGGTGCCGCTCACTTCATTCGTGACGGCAGAGCGCTTGAGATCAGTGTCTTTGTTCGGACTGTAGGCCGATGTGACCAGCATCACCTTGAAGGTATCGCCGTCGAGGTCGATGGCACCACGGGCCATGTCATCAACGAATGAGTTGTAGATCAGGCTGGCCATGGTGTACCTGCGTTGAGATCAGTCTAGGTCGCTGTTCCGCCCGCCAGCGTGAAAGTGATGCTCTGCTGGATGCCATTGGTTGTGGCCGTAGTGCCAGCGGACAGGCTGATGATCACAGCCAGCTCGGCGCCATTGACGAATGCCCCTTCAGGCGGCACGGTTTCAAGCGTCAGCTCGACGTTGTAGCGTCCGCAGTAGACGTCATCTACGGTTGGCGCGTCCGTGTATTGCCAGCGGTAATCCGTCAGTTCGTAGTCGCTGATGGTGGTGACACCGCTCCAGATGCTGGACGGCAGGGTAAAGCTCTCAAAGCTGCCGAACTGGCCTTGGTAGTGGCTGAGGATGCTGAGCATGTCAGCCTCCGCCAGGGCAATAAAGCTCAGCCGCACCGAGCTGCTGAGCATTACATTGCTATGACGCACGCGATTCTGCAGGCCGTTGTAAGTTGTGAACGGCGTGTGCGGATACTCGCCCGGCGTGAAGGCGCGAGTGGCTGGTGTAAGGGCGGGGAAGGTCACGGCGTTGCAATGTAGAACGCTGTGGAGGGCGGGGTGAAGTTGCCTATGCCGTAAAGGGCGGCGCCGGAGGTGAAGCGGCCTTGGCCTAAAACGGTAGTGCCGAGGGCAAGATCGGTGCCGAAGACTTGTACAAAGTAATCTTGCACAGTGTTTGCAAATGATGTAATTTTTTGCCCTTTGACGTGCAAGTAATATGTGCCAGAAATCCTCTGGATACTCAAATGAACTAATCCAGTCAAGTCTAGCTGGGTTTCCGCCATCACATCAGAACTGCCTGGCGTTGCCTTGATTGCTAATACTGTTTCACCCGCAACGGCCAGCGTAGTCACTTGGTTGTTATCAGCATTGCGGACATATAAAAAAACTCCAGTAAACTCTGGGTCATCTTCTAGCGAGCTTACACCGGAAACATACCACTCAAACGTAAAGTCTAGGAATTGACTCGACCCTATGAGCCCTTCGTCAACATTTATGATTATTCCCGTGCTAGAAACAGCGGGCTGTCCAGTAAGAGTTGCTGTTTCAATATCGTCGTCTGGCGCAAAAAAGATCGTCTCACTCCCCGTAGACAGCAGATCGGTCCCGCTCCAGTAGAAAATGGATTGATCTGGCCCTGCCGGCGCCTCAGTCGGCACAAAATCCACCACCAACGTGTTCAGGTACGACAGCTCAGTAAACCCACCCTCCCAAGCGCTGAACTCCACCGTCGCCCGGTAGGTCAGCTGCTGGGCCGGATCCTCCGCCGCTGGCGGGAAGGAGCCCTCGTAGAACGTGATCACGAACTCCCCTTGGAAGACCCGATCGAGCGGCGGCACCGGCAAGCCCTCGGCGATCGGATCCCACGGCTCAGCGATCAGCCCCGAGAACGACAACGTGGGCAGGCTGCCCGGCTGCGGGTTGGCCAGCTGCCCGTTCGGCAGCACGGCTACCACGGAGGTGCTGGTGATCGAGGCGAACAGCGATCCCAGATCCGTCAGCGGCGCCCTGCCGGTCGGTGCCAGGCGCATCCGCACCGTCAGCACGTTGTCGACCCAGTTGTGGTTGTGGAAGTAGATCCCGGTTTCGTAATCCAACCCATCGTCAGCGTTGCCGGTGTCGCCAGTCGGCGCTGAATCGTTGAAGCCCAGCCCGCCGCCGCTGGGGGATAGCTCCAGCGGGTCAGCGCCATCGGCGTCTGTGAACGTCTCAGCCGGAATGGTGTTGTCGCTGCTGGAGTTCACATCACAGCTCACGCCAGTGCGGCCACTTGGCAGGATGATGCCGGTGCCGACAGCAGCAGCCACATCCAAGGCGATCAGGCTGCGGCCTTGGTCGTCGATCGGGAAGTGCGTGGCCTCATATCTCACATCACCAGCCAGTGTCTTAGTGATGCGCTCTACCTGGTAGAGGTAGTCATGCACCGAGTTGGCGTAGGTGGTGTTATCACGCTCCAGTCGCACGCGGATAATGTCGCCAGCGCTGATGAGCGTGTTATGCTCCTGCGGCCGTGCTGCAAAGCGTATGGTGTGCGTGGTGTATAGCCGCTTGGCCAAGATGTAGGCGCCAACCTTGACGGCATGATCCTCGCTAGTGCAGAACGTCGAGAGATCATGCGACTCATGCGGTCCGGTCTCGGCGGTGCCGCTGTAACGCACCTCAGCGGTGCGGATGATGCCGATGTCGCTCTCCAGCTGCTGGCGCCAGATCATCTGCGCCACGAATGGCTGTCGGTCCGCCAGTGACAGGTAGTTGATCTCCAGCGTGCCGGGTAGCACGGTGTCTTCGGTGAAGGTGTATTCCGCCGTGATTGCTGTGGTCTTGATGGCGGCGCCAGCAGTCACCGGCAGCAGCGGCCGCAGCCCCCGCTTGCCGCCTGCGTTGCTCTCGGCCAGGAGGAAGTAGGGCGCCAGCTTGGCGGCGAGGTCGGAGTAGTTGGTGCTTTCGCGGATCTCAAGGTTGCACGTGAAGCCGTTTACCTCAAGGAATGTGGCTGCTGCCAGCAGTGCGGCATCGTCGATCATCGCCGCTGGCACCCTGCTGGTATTGACCAGCAGCCACTTCACCAGGTCCGCGAAGTTATCGCTGGGGCCGGTCACGCTGTCGTAGATCCGAGCGACGGCCATGCCGCCACGGATGAACAGATGCACCTGGCGGTTGTACTGGTCAAAGCCGTCAGGGATGGTGACGTTGAAGCTGAGCGTGCTGATGCCGGGGTAGCTGCCGACGGTGCCGCAAAAGAATGGCGCCTCGGGCAGGTCCTTGCCGGCACGCTGCACCAGAAAGTTGCCGGGTGCCCAAGTGCCGGCCCTGCGGTTGTAGGTCTGCGTGTGAGCGCCAACGCGGCAAGCACGCTGGAACACATCCTTCACCGGGATGCTGTCCAGCTGGCCCTCGCTCAGTACCAGCATGTAGTACGCGGTGACGTTGTTGCTGGCGTCATTCTCGAAGCGTGCCTCGGTGGCGCCGGGGCTAATGAGGATGCCACCTTTGCTGTTGCGGAATCGGGCGAACACGATCGGCACCGGCTCGCCAATCTGCGCGAATCGTTGCGGACTATCCAGCTCGGTTGTGCCCTTGGCCGCTGCGGCCTCAACGGGCGCATTGATCTGCCCGGCTTGGATGGCCAGCAGCGCCAGTGGATCGCTAGTGGAGAGGAAACTCATTGCCTGACGCCCTGCCCCATGATGGCTGCCGTCAGCTTCCGTGGCGGTACTTGCGCCCCGACTGGGGACAATGCCGAGCCGAGCTGAATGGTCAGGCTGGTCAAGCCGCCATTGCCGCCAACCACCTGCCCGGTGTATGCGGCCACCAGTTCCTGCCCAGCTTGCGGCGTGTTGTTGCCGGCGCTGGAATCGAACTGGTAGATGTTGAGGTCCACCAGTCGGCCATCGCGGATGGCAGCCAGGAAGACATCCACTACCAGCCCTGTGGCTGGAGCTGTGACCGCTACCGCCTGCTCAGTGCCGCTGCTGCCGGCGGTGATGCCATCAGCGATGAACGGCACATAGCTCCAGCTGGCGCCTGACCACGTGACAACGGAGTTGGCGTAATAGCTCTGCCACCGCTCGTAGGTAACGCCTGCCGCGTCATAGATTCGCAGGTATTGGCTTTGCGCTCTCATCAGGCAATACCTAGCGCGATGCGTGCTGATGGCGTGCGCAGCCGGCCGATCACGCCTTCAGCGGTCAACCGCAT